GCCCGAATGGCCAAAAAGAGAGCCCGTAAAAAAAGAAAAGGTCGTAAATAATGGCATGTAAAGGCAAAAAGAAAAAAGGAAAGGGCAAAGGCAAATGAGGGACGGCATCATGCTGTACAAGTGCCCCGGTCCTCATTTTCTGCACGGGATCAATTGTGATTATATCATCGTTCCGAGCAATCAAGCGGATCAATGGATCGCTAAGGGCTGGAGTTATTCGCCGGCGGAAGCGGAAAAATTAATCATGGAGCCCGAGCCGGAACCGGTTGAAGAAAAGCCGAAGCAAAAATTGAAATATGAAGATTTCAGCGATCTTGAAAAAGACAATATCCGCCGGGACAAACGCGCCATGAAGCTTTTGGCCGAAATCCATAACACCGGTTACCATGTGATTAGAAAAATCAAAGGCAAAAAATGAGCTGGACAAAAAGACAATTTGTCAATCAGGCGTTCGAAATGATCGGGCTTGCGAACTACACCTTCGATCTCCAGAGCGAGCAGCTTCAAAGCGCCTGCCGTATCCTAGATGCAATGATGGCGACCTGGTATCACAAGAATCTGCAGCTCGGCTACCCCCTTCCGTCCAGCCCGCAGGATACCGACCTTGATACTGAAACCGAAGTGCCCGATACGGCGGCGGAAGCAATCTATAATAATCTCGCCGTGCGGATCGCGCCGACCTTGGGCCGCCAAGTCATGCCGGAATTAAAGCAGGCCGCTTTCGCCGCTTACCAAGCGCTACTAGCTCAAAGCGCTGTGCCGAACGAAATGCAGTTCCCGAATACTTTGCCTCGTGGCGCGGGTAACAAACCCTGGCGCTATCAGGATGCAAACTACACCGAAGATCCAATAACCGTCCAACCGTGGGATGTGAAATAAAATGCCGATCAAACAATTAACTTCCGTGAGTTCATTGGTTGGAGGGGATAACTTCCCGATCTCATCTTTATCAAACGGGGATGACCGCAAGGCGTCGCTGACTTTGCTATTGGCTTGGATTCAGGCAAACCTTAGCCTCACGGACGCATTGGCATTTCCGAATTATCTAACGCAGTACGCGGCGCCTTCGGCCACGGGATTTTCAATACAGGTTACCGACGCCGACGACAATATTTATTTGATCATCACGCCGGTGGCAGGATACGCGGCCGGAACCATCGTGCTGCCGACCAGTAGTAATGTCATCGACGGCCAGGAAGTGCTTTGCAATTGCACCCAAGCCGTTACTGCGCTCACCATCGACGGCAACGGCGCCACGGTCGTCGGCGGACCCACGACCTTGGCGGCCAATGCATATTTTAGGCTTCGCTACGACTTGCCCGGCACCACTTGGTATCGGGTCGGATAATAACCATAAAAATAAAAAGGCAAATCAATGACTCAGCAAATTATCTACCCGAACGGGCAAGCGGACATTACCCTAACTGCCGCGGAATATCTCATCGTCGGCGCGTATGAGGGCAAAGCCAAAATTTATCTCGGCACTCCCAGCGCGAACTTTCCCAATACGTTCAGCTATGATAGCGAAATCGAAAATACCGAAGCGACCTACGGCACCTATGCCACCGATCGTCAGATTAGAATTATCGCCGGGGCCGGCAAAGTCTATTACAACACGGGCGCGTCTCCAACGATTTCCCTCCCAACATCCAACACGATTACCGGCACCGGCGACCCCACCACCATGATCGGCGAAAGCGCGGCCCAGGGCGGCGCCATTGCGGTGACCGGCGGAACGTCATCCACTTCGGCCAATGCGGGCGGCGCGGCGAGTATGACCGGCGGAACTCCCGGCGCCACGGGTGTCGGCGGCGCGGCCAGTGTAACCGGCGGCGCGGGTGGATCGACTTCCGGCGCGGGCGGCGCGGTCACGGTTACCGGCGGCGACGGTAGCGCGGGCAACTCGGCGGGCGGCGCGGCATCTGTCAGCGGCGGTGATGGAAGTGGAACCGGCGACGGCGGCGCGGGGTCACTAAGCGGCGGAGTTTCCGGAACCGGTGCAACAGGTGCGGGCGGCGCGGCGGGAGTTGTCGGCGGCGCGGCGGCATCCACCAACGGAGCGGGCGGAGCGGTTGCTGCAACCGGCGGCGCGGGAGCTGGAACCGGGGCGGGCGGCGCGGTAGCGGCCACAGGCGGCGCGGGCGGTGCAACCGGCGCAGGCGGAGCGGCGAGCGTAACCGGCGGCGCGGGCGGTGCAACTTCCGGGACCGGCGGCGCGGTGAGTGCTACCGGTGGCGCGGGAACCGGGGCCGGGGCAACGGGCGGAGCGGCCAGTGTGACCGGCGGCGCGGCGGCGGCGCATACTACCGGAACCGGCGGAACCGGCGGCGCGGCAAGTTTGATCGCCGCTGCAGGTGCTGCCGCAACCGGAGCGGCGGGGATCGGCGGGGCCGGTGGATCCGTGGCCATTACGGCCGGGGCCGGTGGGGCCGCCAGTGATGGCGCATCCGGCGTCGGCGGAGACGGTGGAGACATCACACTGACACCGGGCGCGGGCGGCGCATCGACAGGTTCGACCAACGGCGCGGCGGGACTGGTTAAAGCTGCCGGGCTTTTTACTCTGAATACCGCCCAGGTGCTCGATATGGCCGACGCCACCGTGCAGCTTACAGTAAGTCCCGGCACAACCGCAGGCACCCTGCTGACCTCGAATATCATGCGGGTAGATCCCAATAGTTCCGGCGCGGGGGAAGATCTTGAACTACCGCCGGAAGCGGATGTTCCCGGCCTTGTTCTTTGGATTTACAATACCGGCGGCGAAAACATCGTGGTTAAAGACGATTCCGGCGTGACGACCGTGGACACCATCGCCACAACAGAGTTCGGCTTTTTCTTCTGCGACGGCACCGCCTGGCACGGAATGAATGCAGCCTAATGCAAATCCCCATCCTATCCGGCATTTATACCTCGGAAAATGCGGACTACCGACAACAATATCCGCACAATATGATCCCCGTTCCCTTGGATCAGGGGATCACGCCGGGGTATCTGCGGCCGGCCGATGGGGTGAGTTATTTTCCCGAGCAGACGCCCCCTGCGAATCAATACGGCTCTTCGGTCGTAACCACGGTTGGACTCGGCGACGATCGCGGGGCCATTAACTGGCGGGATATCTGCTACCGGGTCATGGCGGACAATCTCTGCATTGTCGATGCAAACGGATTCATTTATCCGTTGGATAAAGATCCAGCCATTACCGTGAGCAGTAGCGGCCATTGCACCATGACCTACAGCTTTGACTATCTCGCTTTTGTATCGGGGAGAAATCTTTATCTCTATGGCGGCCCGGATGCGGCTTTTCCGCACAACCGGGTCGAGCAGGTCACCGATACCGACCTGGGCGACGTGCTGGATGTGATTTTCATCGACGGCTATTTCATGACCACCGACGGAGAATTCCTGGTCGTAACCGATTTGGGCGATCCTTTTTCGGTCAATAATCTCAAATACGGGAGCAGTGAAATCGATCCCGATCCCGTCGTAGGACTGCTGAAACTCAATAACGAAGCTTATGCAATCAACCGCTATACCATTGAAGCGTTCTACAACAAGGGCGGCGCATTATTTCCCTTCGCCCGCATCGACGGCAGCCGCATGTATCGCGGCGCCATTGGAACCCATGCCAAGTGTGTCTTCATGGATCGCATTGCATTTTTGGGAAGCGGCAAGAATGAAAGCCCCTCGGTCTGGATCGGCATCAATGCCCAAACCCAAAAGCTCGCCACCCGCGAGATCGATTTGATTTTGCAGGAGTACACCGAAGATCAGCTCAAGGATGTGGTCCTCGAAGTCAGAAGCGGCGAAAACTACAATCATCTTTGGGTCCGTCTGCCCGACAAGATTTTGATCTATGACGGCAACGCCAGCACTGTAACGCAGACACCGGTCTGGTTCACCATCGATAGCGGCCCTAAAAACCTTTGTTGGGCCTACGATAAATGGATCGTAGGCAACGAAGACGGAGAGATCGGATACTTCGACAATTCGATATCCACCGTTTGGGAGCAAAGCCGGGATTGGAATTTTCAAACCAAAATTATTTACGCCGAAAGCCGGGGGGCCATTATCAACGAGCTGGAGCTGGTCGGCCTGCCGGGAAGAAATGCTCTCGGCATCGATCCGACCATTTGGACGAGCTATTCCCTCGACGGTGAAACCTGGAGTCAGGAGTGGATGATCAGCGCCGGCTTGCAAGGCAACCGGACCAAGCGCCTGGTCTGGTTTCAGCAAGGGGCGTTCCGTAATTTTAGGATCCAGAAATTCAGGGGCAACAGTGACAGCCATATTTCCTTTGCACGGTTGGAAGCGCAACTTGAAAGGCTCTTATATTGACCGAAATTCTGCCACCGACACGCCAACAACTTTCAGAATTCATCGCCAATCATGAAACGATTCGGCGCTTTGAAATTCTGTTTCGCATGGTGGGAGAGGATTTGCCGGAGTCCATCGCAAACAACAGTGAAGGGGCGCTCGCCACCGCCAAGTCGGCCCTGGCATTGGTTTCAGAATTAAAGCAGGAGATCAATAACAACCTGGCCGCACTGCAGGCAAAAATCAATGAAGTATCCGACTCTCTGGGACTTTTGAAAAAGCTTCAGGATTTAGCGCCGCCGGATAATGACAAACATAATTTTTCAAACCGTGACTATATCGATTTCAATGTCAACAATGCCACCGAAATTGATATTCCGGGCCGATTTCTCTGGAATATCGATGACGCTACATTAAACCTAGGACTTTATAACGGCGTTGTTCTCCAGCTCGGCCAAGAGCAGCATTACTATGCCAAGAACGTATCGGGCGGTGATATCGCCAACGGGCAGCCGGTC